GGTGGATTTGTGATTTTATTGTTTCGGCTACTTGCATCATTTCTGTATTTGTCATATTTCTACTTTCTTTTTTATTGTTAAACATATCCATCACTTTGCATTAAAATAATATTAAAGTCAATTATTTTGTACTCTAAAAAACAATCTTTTTTTCTGTTAATCTTTTGCCTTATTTCAGGCATAATTGCTTTTGTTTATGTAGTTTATAATCATTATAAGGTTTGAGTTCTTAAAAGTTCTTATCTTGCAAAATGCCGTGTGCCGTGTTGCATGAATACTTATTCAAAAACCTTGCACCATGAACCAATACAACTCTCGCTTGTGCTTTTTTTAATGTTATTTTTATTATTATTGTTTCACGTGGAACGTGTATTCGCTTGTGCCTTGCCATATAAATATAAATATATATATATTCAATCATGGGTTGTTAAACCTCTGGTTGTGGTTCGTGGCTCTTGGTTATTTATTTTTTAAAATATCTATTGAATTTTCAAAATCCTCACGGAAATAATCATCTAAACCGATACTATCATGAAAGCCCCAAAAAAATTGATCGGAGGCCCAATAGCCCTCAACTTGATAAGTTTGAAGATTAACCCAAATATTTGGGCCACCACCTGCAACCAATAAACGACAAGCCTTATAATTATGATCTTGTGTTGTAATCCACTCAATAGAATAAACCTCGTTTTTTTCTAACCAATCATGGGCCGTTGTTTTTGTAGCGTGATTAATTTCATTAGCAATATTTTTGACCATGTCTTCTAATCGTTTATTGCAATTATCCTCGTTATTATTGGCGTGTAATCTCATCTCTTGTAATGTGTTTTTATACTCTTGTTTCATGTTTCATTGTCCTTTTTTAATTGTTTAAATTATATCCATCATAATGATGGATAATTAGATTGCAACATTTAATTTGACATAACTTAAAAAATGTTTAAGATATCCAGTATATTAACTTAACATAAGGGACATATAAAATGAATAGAATATTAATAGCAATCAGCTTTGTACTTTGTTTTGCTTTAATGGTGTTGGGTATTATTATAACCATACACCTTGAAACATGGCTCGGTTTATTATTAACAGCAACAGCAGTTCTTAAATTTTGGCACTACTTACCACAATTCAACGAGGGGGTTTAATATGAAAAATAGTTATCAAGGTTATTGGTTCAGTTGTGAAACAACTTACAGCGACAGCATTGGTTCTCGTAAATGGGTTCTATTATTAGAGGGCAAATCAAATGGTAAAATGCATTCAATCGGTTTAGATAATAGAATGACATTGGGTCAAGTGTTAGACCTTGCTTATTTAGAAATAGATAAGCAAATATTATTAGACAGTAAACAAGCCTAGTACACCCACCACACCGAGCCGTTGACCATGTGCCAACGGCTCTTTTTTTTACACTAGCAATACAACCTGTGCGTGTGCCTTGTTTTTTGTAGGGGTCTCATTGGCTAGGCGATTTTTTTTTGCTACATAGAGTGCGAAGCACATTATTAGAAGTATGTAACTAAATGTTAGTATATATAGTCGGATATGAATGGTTTCAGAGCCTAAATTCATTATTGCTTTATAAAACAATAAGGAATACAACAATAACTGTTACCAACATTCAATAAAAAATTTTATAAAAAAAATTTTTCAAAATGCAAATAGATTTAGATAAAATAAAGAAGCTACCCCCTGACGTACGTAAAGACTTCATGAAGATGTATCTGAAGTTAGGTGAGGAGAAAAAGAAAAAACTTGCCCAAAAAGATTTCTTAAGCTTCGTTAAACAGATATGGCCTGAATTCATTGAAGGCGAGCATCATAAAGTTATTGCAGATAAATTCAACAAGCTAGCGTCAGGCGAGATCAAGCGATTGATTGTTAATATGCCACCCAGACATACGAAATCAGAATTTGCGTCTACGCTATTACCTGCTTGGATGATCGGGAACACACCTAAACTAAAAATTATCCAAACAACTCACACAGGAGAACTTGCTGTAAGATTCGGACGTAAAGCGAAAACACTAATTGATTCCCCTGAATATCAAGACATTTTTAAAACTAGACTACGAGAAGATAGTCAGGCTGCAGGAAGATGGGAAACCGCTCAAGGTGGAGAATACTTTGCTGCTGGTGTTGGCGGCGCTATAACGGGCCGTGGTGCGGATCTCTTGATTATAGATGATCCACACTCGGAACAAGACGCAATGAACATGTCAGCTCTCGAGAGGGCTTATGAATGGTATACATCAGGTCCACGTCAAAGGTTGCAACCTGGTGGAAAAATTGTTTGCGTAATGACGAGATGGAATACTAAAGATTTAACAGGAGTCTTATTAAAGAATCAAAGCGAACCTAAATCAGATCAGTGGGACTTGGTTGAGTTTCCAGCAATCATGCCATCAGGTGATCCTGTTTGGCCAGGCTATTGGAAACTAGAAGAATTAGAATCGGTTAAGGCATCACTATCCGTTGGTAAGTGGAATGCCCAGTGGATGCAGAACCCAACATCTGAAGAAGGTGCAATTATTAAACGTGAGTGGTGGCAACATTGGGACAAAGACGAACTGCCTGCTTTGGATCATGTCATACAATCATACGATACCGCCTTCATGAAAAAAGAAACTGCCGATTACTCTGCAATCACTACTTGGGGTATCTTTCGTGAGAATGAAGATAGTGCTCCACAAATGATTCTACTCGATGCCATGAAGGAAAGATTAGAGTTTCCTGAACTACGAAGAGTGGCTAAAGAACAATATGATTACTGGCAACCTGAAACAGTTCTAGTTGAGGCGAAAGCATCTGGATTGCCCTTGACTTACGAACTACGGAACATGGGTATACCTGTTGTCAACTACACACCATCACGTGGAAACGATAAACATACCAGAGTGAATTCTGTTGCACCTTTGTTTGAATCTGGTAAGATATGGGCACCTACGGATAAACAGTTTGCTCAAGAGGTAATGGAAGAGTGCGCTGCGTTTCCCTATGGTGATCATGATGACTTGGTTGATAGTATGACTCAAGCTGTTATGAGATTTAGGCAGGGAGGATTAATTGGGCACCCAGAAGATTATAAGGATGAACCGACTCCTAATAGAAAATTTAAGTATTACTGGTAAATTATGAAATTAGGAAAAAAATCAGGACCACCCCCTAAAAGAGGACCCAACCCACAGGGCTTGAATATTAAGAATAATACTGTTAAGACAGTGAAACTGGAGAAATTAAATGGCAGAAATAGACAAGGCTCTTCCAAACGTTGAGCAAACGGTAAACATACCAAGTCCCGATGACATTGAAGTTGCGGAACAAGAAGATTTAGAATCGCAAGGCGATGGTTCTCCTGATGTTCAAGAAAACGAAGATGGTTCGGTAGACATTAATTTTGAACCAGGATCCGTGAATCCAGGTCAAGACGAAGGTCACTTCGCGAACCTAGCAGAATTATTACCAGACGATGTATTAGATCCATTGGGTCATGAGATGTCTGAAAATTACACAGATTATAAATCATCAAGAAAAGATTGGGAACAATCTTACGTTAAAGGTTTAGATCTTTTAGGATTCAAGTACGAAGAATCAACACAACCATTCAAAGGTGCTAGTGGTGCAACCCACCCAGTTCTCGCCGAAGCCATTACTCAATTTCAATCATTAGCTTATAAAGAATTATTACCATCAGGCGGTCCTGTAAGAACACAGATGGTTGGTATACCGACAGCAGAAAAAGAAGCTCAATCTCAAAGAGTAAAAGATTACATGAATTATCAAATCATGAATGAGATGAAAGAGTACGAAGCAGAGTTTGACCAAATGTTATTTTACTTACCTCTATCAGGTTCAGCTTTTAAAAAAGTTTACTACGATGAAGTTATGGAACGAACGGTTTCAAAATTTGTACCCGCAGATGATTTAGTTGTGCCGTACACAGCAACATCATTAGATGATGCAGAATCAATTATTCACGTTGTTAAAATGTCAGAGAACGAATTAAGAAAACAACAAGTCGGTGGATTCTATAGAGACGTAGAAATTACCCCAGGCTCGGAGCATGAATCTGAATCTGAAAAAAGAGAACGTGAGTTAGGTGGTGTTAGTAAAGGTCGAAGCCAAAACATGTTTACCTTATTTGAGTGTCACGTTAATTTAGATCTTGAAGGTTTTGAAGATGCTGGAGAAGACGGTGAACCTACAGGAATTAAATTACCTTACATCGTTACAATAGATGAAGCCTCAAGAGAAGTATTATCGATTAGAAGAAACTATGAAATTGGTGATAAGAAGAAAAGTAAAAT